CCTACGGAGGCCGTCGCGCGTTCCCAGCAACATACCTAATGCGATCGGTACAAAGGCTAATGTCGAGAGCGCAATCGCTTGCAGCCAATCTCGTAAATCCATAAAATCACCTTCTTTCTTTAAGGGCGCCTACGGCAAAGCGAGCCTTGGCGAAGGAAACGCTTACGTTGGCAGGCGATATTAACGCAAAAAGTGATTTTCCACGCGGTAAAAGTTTGGTATTCCGCACAACAGACTCAGATTGGGACGGAAACATGCCGTCTGAATACGCCGCGTATGCCAAACTGCGTTCTGCGCTGTCTGGCAGCTACGATATGTGGTTTGGCGCTTCAGATTGCCGTTTTTGGTTTGCACGTGCAGGAGATGATGCTATCCCGGCACGCAATATCTGGTATGAGGTCGCCCGTTGCGTTGCGCCAGAGGTGCATGATTTACCTCTGGCCAACGGCTGGCAGGCATACGGCGAAGGGCTGTGCTGGTACACTCGTAACCAGTTCAAGGAGGTAACTATCGGAATACTATTACGCAGCACATCGGCGCTTACTAGTGATGGCGCTCAGTTTGCTACATTGCCGGAGGGTTTTCGACCCAAAGTAACGGTAATAGCGCCAGCAAACGTCACAGCGAATGACTACAGTCATTCAGCTTGTCATGTTACCATCAATCCAGATGGCGGTGTCTATCTTCATTTTGATGCATCGTCGCTGTCTGGAAAGACTGTAATTCAGCTGCTCTGTCCGGTTTTCCATTACCCAGCCAAATAGGTAATTTCTCCATAAACCCAGTTAATGCGTGCATCAGAACCATAAAACCACATTTGGCCGTCTGGCTCTATGTGCAGCTCTGCGGCCGGGAGTCCATTACCGAAAGATTTGCCGTCGCCGCCAACAGCCGCAGCGATGACAGTAGACGGTCTATACCCCTCGGGCATTGTGCAAATAGTTTCCCGCTCCACAAATGCCGTACTCTCGCCTCGGAAGATGCAAAAGTTCAGGTGCACAATACCCTCTTGGGTCTTGTAGTAGGTATTGGCATATGATTGTGCTGGAAATCCACTTGCCAACGGCAGTCCATGCGCTTCGGGTGGTGCGCAGATAGCAAGTCTCTCCCAATCATCCCAAAGTGTGGCTTCGTCGCGGTAACGTCGTATAAACAAGGCGTTCCACCGCATATCAAACCGCATTTGCATTCCCCATAGGCCTGATCTCCAACCAGGCAGTATGAGACAACCGCCAGAACCGTTAAGTTCAGAGTCTTTAGAGCCATCTAAGCTTAAATATTCGTATTTTACATGTTCTTTAAGGTTAATTCCGGTGCCTAGGTTGTCATTGTACCCAAGGCGCTTTGCCATAGCCGCCCCTACGTCCTCTTCGCTGTTGGGCATTTTGATATCGGCCGCTGTCAGCGTCACGTCCTCCGTCAGCGTCTTCCCGTTCACCGTCCGGCTCGTCGGCACGAGCTTCGTGAGCGCGGTTTTCACACTCTGCGCCCACGCCTCGATCTTATCCCAGTTGTCGTTGAGCGCCGACTTGATGTTGAACGTCTGCGCGCCGTCCTTGTCCGGCTCGTATTTGAAAAGCTCGAGCAGCTTTGTTTTCAAACTCATTTTCTCGCCTCCTAAAACGCAAAATCATGCATCGTGTGCCCCTGCAGCTCATCGAGCGTCATCCCGTCCACCTCGCGCACGAGCAGATAGCGATAGAGATAGCTCACTGCCAGATGGCAGGGGATCGTGTTCTCTACCGCGTCCTGCAGCGCCGCGAGCTCCGCCGCCTCTGGCACGCCATACGCGCCGACAAACGTCAGCACGATCACGCCCTTTGCAAAGCCGACGGAAATCTCGCCGTTGCGCCACGAGTCACAAACGCTCTGAATGCGCTCCACGTCGCACTTGCCGGCACCGCGCCAGCGTGCGATCAGTGCCGTGCGGCGCTCTTCCAGCGTGCCGATCGACGGCAGATTGGCCGCTCGTTCTTCGGTCTCCAGCAGCCATGTCATGCTGTCCGGGTAGAGTTGTGCTGCTGCGTCCAGCATAGCCGCGCGCTGCGTGTCGTCCAGCGACTGGATCGCGTCAAGCAGGTCGCACACCCACTTGTCTGTGCGGTACGCCACCGGCAGGCTGCGCAGCATGTTATCAAACTCAGCCATAGGAAATTGTCACCTCTCCGAGCACCGGACACTCGCGCTCACCGACCGCGATGTTGCTTGTGCCGCCGCCGACCGCCAGACCCTCAAAGTCCACAACGCCGTCGGCCGACAGGATAGCCGCCGCGATCTGCGCGTAAGAAACGTAGGCCTGCACGAACACAGTCCCCGCGAGATACCCCGCGACCGCCGCTTTGACTGCCGCCGTCACGCTGTCCGCCTCCGCGGTGTCCGATTTGAACACCTTGCAGCTGACCGTGATGGCCTTGCTGGTCGCAGCGGAGACAAAGCACTGTGCACCGATCGGAGCTTGTCCCCTACCGGCTCCCTCGCTTTCCGGGTCAATGTACTCTTGCACCGCCTTGACCAGTGCCGTGTCGGCAGGCTGACCGGCGTTGTCGGCAATTACTACGTCAACCGTGTTGACACCCTGCACCCGCGGAAACACCTTGACATGACCGACACCGGACACCTCGAGCGCCCACTGCTGATAGTGGTAGATGTTACCGCTCGTCGCGGGCGTGCGAAGACGCAGCAGGTAACGGGCGTAATACTCGCTGTCCGACTCCTCGGCATAACCGCCGCCGATCGGCTCAGGGTTATCGCACGAGGCAATGCCCTGCACTGCCACCGGCATCTGCGTCACGCTGTGCGCGGGCAGATTGCCTGCCGTACCGTCCACCGTGCAGGTGACCGGTACCGTGCCCTCGCCCTCAATGGCTACGGTCTCGGTTGCGTAATACTGAACACCGCCGCCGCTCTCAAACAGCGTGCCCTGCTCGATCGTGCCCGTGCCGGTGACGGTCAAGCTGCCG